GCGCCGCCCTCTTCCGGGTTGCGCCTGATCCACTCGAATTGCGACGGGGAGACGTTAACAGGTGGTGTGCCAGCGGCCACCTTCACCATTACGTCTACGATCTGCGCAAGGCTGATTTCCGAAATCGTGGCCGTGCCATAAGCATTACGCCGACGAACGAGCCCGTCCAGCCGCTTCCAGAAAGCAACTTCCGAGAAATCGCCAACATGGGACTGACTGCGCAAGATGAATGCGCCAGCCGTCGCGCTGTTGAACAGATCGACGTTGTAGTCAAGAGCCTCCTGAAAGCCATCATAGGCCCACTCGGAGAATACTGCGAGATCAGAAAGTGCCACGGTGCTACCCCAAAGCTTGATTAAGCTGCGGCCCGATTGGTTCGCGCTTCCCGCTTCGCCTCTATGTGCGTCTTATACTGCTCAGACGACATAGAATGAATGTCAGGCTGCGCGCCTTCAGTGCCGATTTGCGGGAAGGTAGCACCTGTCCCTGACAAGCCACCTTTTGGGGCAGTGCCCCCGGATGCCTTGGTGCCGATCAAAATACCCTTGTAAGCCGGATTTGCAAGCGTTTCTTTCTTTAACGCTTCGATATTCATTTTGGCGTCGGGCTTGCCATCGGCTCCAAGGAACAGAACGGTCGGCTCGTCACCTGTGAAGTCCATATCCATGCGTGCTTTGATCTTGTCCGCAAGCAGATCAGGAACAGTCGAAATTTCTCTCGCAAGCGCAGTCGCCTGCGTCCCGATAGTCGTGTCCTTGATATAGGTCTGAAGGCCGGTAATCTTCGCGTCTTTCTCTTCCGTGAGTGTCGCGATCTTGCGATCATAGCGCTCGCTGATCTTGGCTATATCCTTCTCGCCAGTGGTTTGCGCCTTTTTAAGATCATCGCGCTCCTTTTCCGTTTTCCGCAGATCATCCTTCATGTCTTCCAGATCGGCTTCAGCGCGCAACTTGGCGCGCTCTAGAGCATCTGTGGGCTCCAAACCGGTCACGTCCAGCTTGTAATGCTTGTCACCATCAGCGTTGTATTCAGCCTGAAACTCGGGAGACAAAGCCTCAAACTTCGCCTTAGTAATACGAATTGCAAGTGCCATTATATTTACTCCTAGGTTGCGCCAGTTGGGTTAGTTGTTCCACCAGCGGCGGGTTCACCCGCTGGTTTAGCTTTGACAACAGCGACTTTAGCCTCTGTGTCAGCTTTAAGCTTCTTTTCTTGATCCTTTTCAATCTCTGCTTTAGCTACCGCATCTGTTTCAGTAGCGATAGAAGCTTTGCGCAGAAGATAACGCATTTCAGTGAAGCTGATACCGCCTGCCATCCAAGTAGCAATAATTTGCGCTTGATCTTCTGGCGCAAGCTTATCGATAGCAAATTCAGTATTGAGTTCAAACTCAATATCAGTTTCAGCACCACCTGCGAACATAGCTGCTTGCTCGAAAGCCCATTCAAAGCCCTGACTGACGTTGTTCGCCGCCGTCGCAAGTATTGAGTTCTCAGTCCTTTGATCCATTGTAGCTTCGCTTGCCGTTCGCTGCACTGAACGGTTTTCGACAAGCTTTGCGCCAAGCGCCACCATCTGCTTTTCTTTTTGATCCATACCATCTTTAGCCATGGTATTAGGATCAGGCTGTAGAATGCCCGCTGTAGCCTTTTCCGGTAATGGAATTGCAGCTCGCGCTCCGGTTTCAACACGCGAGCCAATAATGTCTTTAACCCAACGCTCGGTTAGGCCCGTAAAATAATACGTTGGCTGACCAACGACAAATGAACTTTACTCCAGATCAGCAGAGTTCCGATAATGTGCAATATTGAGTGACGCCAGATCATAGAGAAGTGGCGGATCAACATTCGCATCATTATTACGCGCCCCGACAAACTTGAACGGTATTTCATTCAGCCGCTTACCCGTGCTATCTGTAGGATAGGTGCGCGATTGCGGTTCGGCTGCATCTTTATACCAGATTTCAATACTATACTCGCCGCGCTCGTCAAGGCGCAATACCCGCCAACGTTTCTCAGTTTTGATTTCAAAACCATCATCTTTAGCTTCGTAATCTTCTTCAATAACCACTAGACTGAGCAGCACGCGCGATCCACGCGTAATGTTGCGCCAATTGATTACGCGCCACGGCTCATAGACATAGATCAGCGGGTAGAAATTCCCGCTTTCGACCTCTTCAATAGTGATCGGACGATCTTCATCTTCGCCCGTTTCTTCATTCTTGACTGTTGGACGCTGCGGGAAGTCTACCCACAATCCTGCACGACTGTAGGCGAGCACGTTATGCGTAGCGACAATAGCTTGCTGCACTGCCGAGACACCGCCGCCCGTAGCATCTTCATAGGTCGGCTGAAGTTGCGGCGGGATTTTATAGACCGGATCAATGGCAAATATCTCGCCTAGTAAGCCCGCGAGTGTGCGTCGTGTTGCGTTATAGAACACAGCACGCACAAGATACGCATCATAGCGGGCAATATTCTCGGCGCTCGTGTTCTGTGCATCGGGTTGTGGCAGATATTTTGTTCGTCCTTTCTTGATCTTCACTTCGCCATGAATACAATCTTCAATCAGCTTGTATTCTTCAAGTCGTTCTTTGATTTCATCGCGCATAAACCTGACATTGCGGGACGCTCTACTAGCATTGCCAGTAGATATAGTAGCAGACCTAGCCATATTAGCGCCCCTTAGAACGGTATATGCACGTCAAGTTTATGGATGGCTCTATCGTTACCTTTAAGGAAACGAAAACGGGAACCATCCCAAATGTGATCTTCAGCAGACGTGTCAACGTCTTCTAGGTTATCAGGATCAAGCGGTAAAGTCGGGATGATGGCTATAAAGGCGCGGCAGTGTTCCATGACATAAACAGCCGGCCCTTCCTCAGTTAGCGCGCTGCGCAACCGATCACGGAACAGCTGAAGCCCTATTACGCGTGATCCCCGTGACTTGTCCGAATGCTCCCAATGCACGCCAAAATCGGCCATTGATTTCTCGATAGTATCCATACGGCTATCGGTAACATTACGAATGCTATTGTCAGCAGGACCGGGCAAAACAGGATCGTCTATCCAGCCTTTATTGAATAAATCGCGCTCAATCTCCAAGATACGAATGGCAATTTCATCGGAGCCGAGCTTAATGCCCTTGTTAGTGCCAATTGCTTTAGCGCCATACCATTCATGAATGAGAATGAGGCTACCGGGAGCGGGACACCATTTCGTGCCGTCTTCCATTTCGTATTCTTCGCCGTCCGCTTCCATCCACCATCCAATCCAAAACGGTGAACTAGAGCCCGCGTCATAGCTGCGATCAATATAGGAGCCCGCAGGACAAGCAAAGCGCGGCTTGATATGCACAGTAGGTTTCCATAGATCATCAACAGCACCGCCTGCCGTGATATCCCAATTGCCGTCTAACCAAGCCTTACGTAGATTTTCATCCGTAATGCTTTCCAGTTCAGCAATGTATTCAGTAGACAGATAGATATTCTCTTTATAGCTGCCAAATATAGCAACTTGTGTCTTCTCGATAGTCTCCCGCTGTTGTGTGCGAGGATTGAAAACTTCAATAGGCGTCCGCACGATAATTCCATAAGGTGCGGGCGTAATGAACCTATTCTTGACCCAATGGTGACCGGGGCCAGAAGGATTAGTTGTGCTGAAGACACGGTGCGGGATCGGCGGCAGCGGAATGCGCTCGCCAGTCTTAGGATCAATAGGCCAGTTCTTTGACGTAAAACTTGACCGATTGCAGCTCATCATTTGATCGTAGCATTCACTGGTAGCATACTTGCACAGTTCGTTCCAACCAATGAACGGAAACTCTTGGCCGTGGAAGCGCCAATATTCGCTAGGGTCTTCCATAGAGCGAAACAACAGCTCTTCACCTGTGGGCCACTTCCACTTGTAATCCGTCTTCGATTGCAGGAACATTGCCCCGTCGCCAAAGGCATTGAACCAACGTTGTGACTTAGAAACTAAGTCATCAAGCATCTTGTATTCTTTATC